GCGTCTGCTGCAAGTTCTGGATTATCTCCTGAAGTACACTCGTTTACAGGTATAATATCAGCAGTATTATTTAAATACGGGCTATTCTGTACAATGAATTGAAGGATAGTTGTATCCGAATTTGACGCCCTGGGTGTTGATGAAATATAGGACCACTGTGATGGAGGCACCATTAACGAATTACCACGTTCAACCATTTTTGTTGTTTCAAAAATATCCGCAAATAAATCATTGATGTCAAAAATAATTTCATCAGGTGATTTATTTATCCATTCAGTTCCAGCACCAGGATCAACAACTGCTCCAGTTGGGATATTTGGATTATCAAAAAGACCGCCAAGGCCCGATACCGCATCACCGAAAAAAGCAACATCATTAATAACCTGTTCGACTGACCGTGTAGCGGCATTAGCTCGACGTTGATCAAGGCCCAAACCAGTCAATTGTGAAGCCTGAATTTCATCAAGGTTATATCCGTATGAGATACCAACGGAACGTACCGGAATTGACGTCTCCTTACCTGCTACATCTGCCCGTGGTAAATCATTAGCATAGGCGTTAATGATTTTTGCTGCTCCGACTTGATCATATGTCCTGTAAGTAATTGATGCAACACCAGGACCGCCATCGTTTGATACTGGAAAAAGCGACCTTGCTTTAAGCTCCGCGTATTTAACATCATATGATCTGGCTTTAATAAATTCAAGTTGCCTCTGAAAAAATACCGCCCCATCAGCATCAAGAAAACCGGTATTAAGAGCGTGAACCATTGCACCGTCAAGAACAACAGTTTTTCCAGTTGCATCTTGAAACGTTCCATAACCGCTGTCGAGTACTATGGTGCATCCATCTTTACATTTAATTTTTCTTGCCATGTTATTTTCTCCTGTTTTAGGATATTCTTTTGTTTCTATCGGTTATAGATTAGTTATTGATTAGTCTTAAAATACCGATTTCACCTGCTGCCGTGACTGTCTGCCATGTTGCACCGGCTATATCTGTTTCGCCGGCACCTGCTGCACCTGAATCAATAACACCCGTTGCGTCAACGTAATTTGCAGGATCACCAACAATGCAGCCAGTAGGACAAACAACGGCAATTTGTCCCCATCGCATAACAGCAGCCGTTTCTGTTTCATTGTACTGAATTGCTCCGGTATTGGCTGCCCCTTCTCTTGATAATTCACGAACGGTGATACCAATGAATGTGTCATCACCACCGATAACAATCTGTCGTTCTGCGTCTGTACCTGGACTCACAGCGATACCGAAAGCGGCACCTGCTGCTGTTTCGACTGACCGTGATACAATATCACGTGGCCCTAAATCAACTATCATTCCAGCATAAAGGGCGTCTTGATTAATTGTGTAAGCTGTTTGAACTGCCATAGTATTTTTCTCCTGTCTTTCAATAATTAAAATTTATCAAAAACTACCGCCCTTATTTATCACCTGTTGTTTTCCAGGCGTTCCGGGTATCTGCTATATGTTTCTCCCTTGCAATGATATGAAGTGGTCGAGTGTCTTCCACTTCTACGTCTTTAAAACCTGCCCCAAATGCATCGTCAAGGGACCTCTGAGGGTTACTATCAATATCTTCGATAAGTGTGTCAAAACGAGCTCTAATATACTCGTCTGATTTTTCGTCAAGCTGAACGCTTTTGCATTTATCTGCAACGACTTCTTTCATCAATGTCATTTCATCCTTCCCCTGCCATTTTATACCAGGGGAAAGCTTACTGATATTGTCAACAAGTGTCATTCTGTCTGTGATCTTTTTGTCAAGTGACAAGGGGTCTATTTTCGCATTAGCTGCGTCAAGCTGTGCATTCAAGGTATCGGTGGTCTTTTTTAAAGACATCTTCTCCTTTTCTGCGTCTTCTTTTTCTTTTTTAATCATCTTTTCTTTTTCTGACATTTCGCTCTCTGCGTCTGCTATCTTCCTTTGTAATTTTGTTACAGCCTGGGCGACCTGGTCAGTGACTTCAAAATCCACACCGTCAATTTTAATATTCATTTTCTTCTCTCCTGGGTTATTGGGTAAACTATCCGACATTCGACAATCAGAACCGGCCCGACCGCGTGTCACTATTGCTATATGATTGCCTCGTATATTTCGCTGTATTGCATCGTATTGAACGCCATCAGAAGTTACACCCGGGGTAAAATCAATATCAGCAGTGTAACCATTTGAAATTTCCGCTTTACCGAATTCAACATCAGCTATGGCATCCGCATCAAAAACATTTAAATCAGTTGCCATAAAATCACCGTCACGAATAACTTTACGATCTGACATTCCTACTGAGAACTTTTTTGCATTTTTTGAGTCAAGCAGTTCAGGCGGATGATTATTTGTAATTGGCTTAAATCCAAATGATTTTAAAGTTGCATCCGAAAAAACTTCTTCTTCAGGTCTAAGCACTGTTACTTTTTCGTGTGGCTCCCGGTCTGTCATGCCCATCTCAATGGCGGAATATTCCTGTATTCCGCTCCTGCCGATTCGTGCAGGGACCTTCAAAAACCCCTCATCGCTATATATTCTTTTTGAATCTATTTTAAACCGGTCTTTTATATACACTTTTAATTCCTTTTATTGAAAATCCCTTTTATTACTTTTACTAACAATTCATTATTAAATCAACACAATAGATTATTAATTTACAGTTACACTTTAATTATACTTTGGGCGACACATCGACACTGTATGTCATGACCTGGATGACCTGTATCTTTAGGTGGAGAATCCCACCTAAATACTTTACCATTTTTTGTTACATGTGTTGGTCGCACTCTTTTATCTCCAGCTGTTCTCCATACATATTCCTCAATTCCTAAATTCTGTGACCTTTGTTGTGTAAGTGCTGAATTGATTTTTGCAGTTTGATCTCTTGCAATTAATCGGGCTCGTTTTGTTGTTACACCGCCAACTTTCTTTATTTGCTTTATCATAGATCTTGCGGTTGAGCCCTGCGTGGTTTCTGTCCATATTATTGATTCAATCTGTTTAAAGTATTGTTCCGGAATTGATCTTATTAGTGAAACATTTTCACGGGTACTTGCTATAAGAACATCGGTTAAATCTTCATTTCGAATAACATTGCTTAAATCAACACCGATCGTATTTTCAACGGAATTATAGAATCTTTGTCTGTTAGCTTGATCGGTAGCATTTACAAATTGATTTGCAACTATTTTCGAATTTACATCTAAACCGACAAAAGCCCTTTGCATATCTTCTATTATTTTTTCAAGTTCAACCGCATAGGCGTCATTAACATATTGAGGTTCCAATGATTTTAAAGCTGGCAATAACAGAGTGTTTGTTTGTTCAACCAATTTCTTTACAAGGATATTGAGCTCTTTCCTATATTTAACATCCGGGCCTTTGGGAATTCTGACTGGTGTCAATCGTTTCTTTTTTTCAGCTTTCATCTTCCCGTTGAGTTGTAAGCTGATTTGTCGTGGTATCGGTATCAGAGCCATTGATCAAGTCCTCTTCAAATCCTTCATTTTCATACTCTTCAACTTCTGCAATGTATTCGTCTGTGATATTTGTATAAGTATCATTCTGTCTTAACTCTTTCGCAACAATTGATTCTGTTATTACATTTCTATCAAGATAAATCGCATCACGTTGAGCGTTATTTAATTCCATCGTTGCTTTTTCTGACGGTGTCATTTGAAAAAGAGATACAAACTCATATGCCAAATCATCAGTATCGGACAAACCTAAGCTCTTAGCCATAATGATGTCAAAATAATCAAGCTTTGGTTTGTAATCAAGTATCTGATTTGCTCCAATGTTATCGTAATAGTTTTTCAAATCACCTTCACCAGTGGCGTTTAAACCACTGGCGGATGATCCAAGCAAACGAGTTGCAGGGACATCGCTTGCACCTGAGAGGAAAAGAGCTTGTGTTAACATAATATCGTTTAAACCTGCGAAGGTGTTCGTCTTTTGTGCAAACTCTTCTTCATTGTCGAGAAGTAACATATTGTTATAACTCTTCAATAGTTTAGCCATTGTAAAACGTTTTCTTAAAAGTGTCTCGCCTTCAGCACTTTGTAAGTAGCTCATCAGACCTTTAACTTTTATGATATCCACATTGGACTCATAGATCATTGAGGCTACGCCCTGTGTAGATCCTGTGAAATTTATAAGAGCATCATACAAACGAGCCATAACAGAATCAGAGAAATAATCGTTTCTTCTAAACTCATCGAAAGGTAATTTAATTCCATCAAATCTTAACATTCTACTGTGGTGTATTCTTGTGTTAGTCTCAACAAAGGAATACATCTCAGGCATACCATAATTTACATTCAATGGATCAATTACGGGTTGCACGTCTCTGTGGCTTATTCTATGCCTATCAATCGCTTTAATGAAGCGTAAACCACCCGGTTTTATTGTATTTATATTTAAGGGCTTGTCCGGTGTTTGTCCGTCATCAATGCTCATAACAAGAAAACCAGTTCCGTACAATCTCGCCCATTTGTGAGCCTCATTAAAAGCTTGACGTAACATTAAATGGTTTTCTAAATCGGTAAGTCGTTTGATTGTTTCAGGGTCAATATCGCCTGTGAAAATCCGCCATTCACGCGTCATATCATTCGGGATAATATCGACTATTTTACTTCCTACCCAATCAGTACGATAAAGGGCGTTTAGTTCAACTTCATTTCCTTTTTGGGAAAGCTGTTTATTATTAACAAAATTCGAATATTCTCTTTTATCCTGCTCTGTTCCAAGTTGAGCTACGAGATTTTCAAGCCCGTCAAACAGTCTTTGTTCGTCATCCGTTAATATTTTTGCTTTACCTGTCATTACATGCCTTATTGTTTAAATTTAGATAGGTTATACCACAATGCGGTAATACTGTCAAACATAGTAGCATCGCATTGCGGTATCACACTTAGTTCTTTTTACTGTTCGTCTTTCTGCTTATCTTTTTCTTGTTCTGGTGCTTTTCTTTCTACTTCTACAGTCTGACAGGACTCAAGGACATTCACAATAGTTCTCACCTGATTATATGGTTGTGTCCCCAAAGATTGTACTGCCGCTTTCATGAGCTCATCACTTACTAAATAGTGTTTCATTAGAACCTCTGTTTCATCTTATCATAATTATTAAACAACTGTACCCATCAGATTATCAATATTCGCAAGAACAACGTCCCTTTGCGCTGATGTTGGGAACACCCACACTATAACTGTTCCATCTTTCATTCTGAATTCAATAACATAATCGGGAATAAGATCAACAGGAGCGTAAGATCGAATTTCATCTTTATTGATTCTTTCCGGGTTATCCGGATTAACAAGAAATCCCGAGCATGTGCTAGTTGAATAACAATTTACGTTTTCTGCGGCGTTAATTTCGATAGTGCATGTCATGTGCTTTACTCCTTTTATCGGTTGATTATTTATGAAAGTTAGCGTTCAATTCAGCAGTTATTTTCACATTCTGTGGTATTCCTTCACTGCTTTTTGCTGTAAGTTCATCCATTTTTACCGGATCTGTTTCATTAAGCAATTCAATTCTGTTGACACCTGTACCATCAGGTATCTGAAAACCGAATACAGCGGCAAAGTCATCTATACCGACCTTAAGCGCTTGTAGTGCTGGTAGATTTGCATCAATGGCATTTCGTGCCTCATCAATAGCTCCGAATCTTGGGTCAGTTGCCGGAACACCTTGAGCAATGAGATCTTGCTGAGTCTGGTCAATATTAGTTCTGAAATCCTGCACCGCACGATCGTATATGATGCCACATTCA